GAAGTACGGCGAGCCGGAACCGGCGCCGCCGCAGCCTTCGCCAACCGCCGATCCGGGCAATCCGGCCTACGACGACGGCAAAGACAACGGTCAGAAGAAGAAGGCAGCGTGATGAGAAGTGTCTCGATCGGTGCCCGCACTCGTCTGACGGCGGGTGCTCCGGCTGAACTCACCATCCCGGCCAACCGTCAACCCGACAGTGTGGCAACCAGCAAAGGTGACAAGACGTGGTCTACAAGCCCGAAACCGACGACTGACGCGCATTCGATCCGGATCATTCGCGCGGATAAGCCCGCGCAATGACCTCGCCCGATTACACGGATCCTGCTGTCCTGCTGCCGCTGCTGGAGACGGCGCGAGCCAAGCTCACACTGGGACAGATAGCGGAGACCGTCGAGTTCCAGACTGCCGGCGGTGCGACCAAGCGCATTACTTACACGCGCACCAACATGGACGCGATCAATCAAGAGATCACGCGTTGCAAGACCGAGATCGCCAAGACTGGCGGCGGGCGGCCTGCGCGCTTTGCGATCACTGGAGGCTGAGTTGAACTACGCACACGTCGCGGCGCGCCTGTTCAACCGACCGCTGTTTCTGCATCCGGCGAGTGCCGAAGCAATCCTCTGGGGTCTGCGCGATCGTTTCGACAAGCTCGAGATCGAGGCTCCGTCGAACAAGTGGGACATCGAGGCCACGCGCTTTGTGGGCACGACCCAGCGCGCGAATGGCCGAAGTGCCCTTAGCCGGGCGCACCAAGGGGTGGCAATCATCAGCTCGCTGGGCGAGCTGGTGAACCGCGGCGCCTGGGTGAACTCCAATTCCGGCCTCGTTTCGTATGAAGGGCTGGCGGCGCAGCTCAAGGACGCTGCCAACGATCCGGAAGTGCACGACATTCTCTGGGATCTGGACAGCCCAGGCGGTGAAGCAATCGGCATGTCCGACCTCGCCGACGTCGTGCGCCATGTCAACGAGACCAAGCCGGTGACAGTATTCGCCGGCGGCATTCTGGCGAGCGCCGGCTTTGGCATCGCGAGCGGCGCCAAACAGATCGTGGCGTCGAAGAGTGCGCTGGTCGGTTCGATCGGCACCCTGCTGATGCACCTGGACTACTCCGGCCGCTATGAGCAGGCGGGTGTGAAGCCGACGCTGATCTATGCCGGCGCGCACAAGGTCGATGGCAACCCGTTCGGTCCTCTGTCGGAATCGGTGACGCAGGATCTGCAGGCCGAAGTGATGGCCTTTTACAACGACTTCCTCGCCACGGTTGAAGCAGGCCGTGGCTCGCGCCTGCCGGCGGCAGCCGCGAAGGCAACGGAAGCTCGCGTTTTCATGGGCAAGGACGCCGTCCAGAAGGGAATGGCCGACGATGTCGGCACCTTTGACGACGTTCTCGCCGATCTCGTCTCCCGGAAGCCGGGCAGCATCAAACCAACCGGAGGTATCAAGATGATCACTTATACGCAGGAACAGTTCGATCAGGCCGTCGCATCCGCGAAGGCCGACGGTGCAAGCGGCGTCGCTGCCGCAAAGACCGACGCCGCTGCGACAGAGCGCAAGCGCGTCGCTGCGATCATGGGCCTTGAAGAAGCCAAGGGCCGCGAGAAGCAGGCCGGCGCGCTGGCAGCGACGGAGGTCAGCGTCGAAGCGGCCAAGGCCGTACTCGCCGCCTCGCCCAAGGAAGTGGACAACTCGATCGCCGCGCGCGCGTCGGAAGGTGTTGGCCCATCCTACGAAAAGGCGAAGCCGGAAGCGGTTCAGGGCATGTGGGACCGCGCGGTCAACTCGCTCAACGCCCAGGTGGACGCGCGAGCCAACTAGCCACCGCAACCTCAGACCATACCGATTGGGGCGTGAACGGGATGCCGTTCGCGCCCATTTCCGTGCGGTCTGCACGAAACACCAATAGGAGACCACCATGAGCACCAAGACTGCGGGTCCGCGGGCCGCTGAAGCCATTCTGTATGAGGCGCTGAACTCGCGGGCGGCCCTCAAGATCGCTGCATCGCAGGTCGTTCTGGCTGGCATGCTGCTCGGCATGATCGCGACCAGTGACGCCGGTGGTGGGGCGCAGACCGTTGCCGCTGCCGTTGCCTATGCCGGCAATACCGGTGGCTCGGGCGCCGTCGGTGCGCTCACGGCGGACGCGCATGCTCCGGCAGGCCGCTACCAGCTGATTTGCATCGAACCCGGAACCAACGCCGGCAAGTTTGTCGTCTACAAGCCGGACGGCACCGTGGACGGCATCGCGACGGTGGCGGTTGCCTACAACGGCACGCTCAACTTCACGATCTCCGATGCGACCGATTTCGTGTCCGGCGACGGCTTCTACGTCGACGTCAGCTATGCCGACGCTGCGCACGCCAAGGAGTTCAAGGCGTGGGACCCCGATGCCACGGACGGTTCGCAGAACCCCGTCGCCGTGGCTGTCTATCCGGTCACGACTGGAGCCGGCGAGAATGCCGACCTGGTTGCGATCGTGTGGAACGCGGACATGAACTTCAATCTGATCCAGTGGCACGACGGCGCGGACGACAATGACAAGTCCGCCGCCCGCGCATCGCTGATGGCAGGCGCCACGATCTACGACACCAAGGGCAACCCGCTCACCGCCGGCCGCATCAACCTGCGGGCCTAACCACAGCACATCCAGACCATACCGATCGGGCCGCAGGCACTGCCTGCGGCCATTTCCGTGCGGTCTGCACGACAACGGGACCGCGTCTCGCGGCGCTCCATTCCAACAGGAGAGTTAGCAATGCTCGACATCTTCAATGACGACGCGTTCAGCGTCGTCCGCCTGTCGATGGCTATCGACAAGCTCAAGTTCGTACCCAGCCGTCTCGGCTCCATCGGCCTGTTCGAGCCGGAGCCCGTCGATACGATCGACATCGCGATCGAGGAACGCGACGGCGTCCTGGAACTGATCGAACCGACCGAACGTGGTGGCCCCGGTGTCACGCTGGGGGATGACGATCAAAGCCTGCTGTCGATCCGCGCGCCGCATTTCGAGATCAACGACAAGCTCACGGCGGATTCGGTGCAGGGCCGTCGCTCCTTCGGCACCGATAACCAGCTGGAGACGATCATCGCGCGCGTCGCGCGCAAGCTCCAGCGTCACACCCAGAGCCTGGACGCGACCGAAGAATATGCCCGCGCCGGCGCGATCAAGGGCATCGTCACCTACAAGGGTGGCAAGACGCTGAACCTGTTCGACCTGTTCGGTGTCGACCAGCTGGATGAGATCGACGCCGATCTGGACAACGCGGCGCCGGCGAGCGGCATCTTCCGCAAGAAGTGCGCGCAGATCATCCGTGTCGTCGGCGACGCCATGGACGGCCTCCCGTTCACCGGCGTCCGCGCCGAATGCGGCGATGCTTTCTTCGACGATCTGATCTCGAACAAGGAAGTCGTCGACACCTACAAGAGCACGGTGCAGGCGGGCGAGCTTCGCACCGGCTACATCACGCTGGCCAACGGGCAAACCCAGATTTGGTCGGCCTTTGAGTTTGGCGGCATCCTTTGGGAGAACTACCGCGGCAAGGTGGGTGTGACGTCGTTCATCGACACCGACCACGCTCATGTCTTCCCGACCGGCGCGCCGGGCCTGTTCAAGTCGTTCTATGCGCCGGCGGACTATGAAGAGGCCGTCAATACCCTTGGCCAGCAGCGCTACGCCAAGCAGTACCCGATGCAGAACGGCAAGGGCCGCCACCTCGACAGCCAGACCAACGCCCTGCATATCTGCACGCGCCCGGGCGTTCTCCAGCAGCTGCGCCGCACGTAGGCCATGACCGCCCTCTCCGACGCCAACGACGCGCTGTACGGCGATGACAACATCGCCGTTGACGCGACCTGGCGTTCGGGTGGGGCTGGCGATGGCACCGGCGTCCGCATCATCCGAACCGCGCCGGACAAGGCGGCGCGGTTCGGGCAATCACACCTTGTCGTCGCAACCGACGTCTTCGACGTGCGGCGCAGCGAAGTAGCCGCGGCCGCCGAAGGCGACACTGCGACGCTCGCCTGCGGCACGGTCCTGACCGTCATCGGCACGCCGATGCTGGACGAGGAACGGCTGAACTTCACCTGTGAGGCCAACCGCAGCGCATGAAGCACTCCGTCGCGATCGAGGGGTTGTCGTTCGACGCCCTCTCGACCGTCATGGAACAGGCCACTGCGCGCGCCGTAACCGGCGGCATGGACGCAGGCCTGACGGGCTTCAAGGGCGACCTGCGCGACCAAGTCACCGGCGCCGGGATGGGTGTGCGCCTCGCCAACACCTGGCGCGGCACGCGCTACCCGCAAACCCGGGACAGCATCAACGCGGCGATCTTCGTCTCGTCGAAGGCGCCCGACATCATCGACGCCTTCGCGCGCGGCGTGACGATCCGGCCGGTAAACGGGCCGAAATATCTGTGGCTCCCGACCGAGAACGTGCCCGCGCGGGTGCGGTCGATGGGCGGCCGCGGCAAGCACATGACGCCGGAACAGGCGGAGGCGTATTTCAACGCACCGCTGGAGTTCGCACGCGATCGCAACGGCAGGCTGTTCGCCTTCGTCGAGGCGGTGACCGCGCAGAACGGCCGCGGATTCCGGCGCGCGACCAAGGGCCGCCTGAAAGACGGCCGCAAGGCGCAGGCGATCATCCTTTTCTGGCTCCGGCCGATCGTCCACATGCCCAAACGCTTCACGCCGGAAGAGGCGTTTACGCATTGGGCGGGCGTCATCCCCGATCTCATTCTCCAGAGGCTTTCGTGAGCAGCAAGCGCGAACAGGTCCTGCTGGCGGTGATGGCGATGATCCAGGCCGCGAAGCCTTTGGCGAAAATCCAGCGCAACGGCCTCAAGCCGCAGGCACAGGACCCCGCCGGCAACATCGTCATCCGCGACGGCACGCCGGAGCTGGAGAGCGAAGAGCTTTCGCCGCGCACCTGGCTTTGGAGCCATGCGATCCCACTGGAGATCGCGGTGCCGCCGGGCGTGTCGCTCGACGATTACCTGGTCGACATCGGCAACGCCGTGGCAGCCGATCCGACGCTGGGCGGCGCGGTCGACCTTCTCGAGCCCGATGCACCCGATGACGGTGATCTCGACGTCGAAGGCGCCGCGCCCGGGCGCTGGGCTAACGTCGCGCTGATCGCGCACTACCCAACGACAAACCCGCTTACCTGAACTTCTTCCCCACAGGAGACATCCATGACCAACGTCGTGGGAGCCCCGGGCGCGGCAGAGCAGATTGGGAATGGCGTCGGGGCTGCACAAAGAACCGCCCCCGAGGCGCCCGATGACGGTGATCTCGACGTCGAAGGCGCCGCGCCCGGGCG